GCACCACCTTGGGCCTGCTGGCCAAGCTGTCGATCCTGTCGCGGCAAAAGGTTGGTCTGCTGCCGACTGTCGTCACCACCCACAACGACATTACCCGTCTTCTTCAATCGATGGGCTTCGACCAGGTGTTCAACATCGTTGGCGATCCGGTTCCGTGTCCGGAATGCCTGGATGACCTGCCTGATCAGGACCAGTCCGAAGAGGAAGTGCGGATCAAGGTGCTTGAAGCCCACAAGATCCTCATGGGGCTGAACGATTCCAATCGTGAAGCGTTCCATGACTTGGTGAATGCGCTGGAGCGGCCTTGATTCTTGAGCGTGTGTAGACCGAACTGACGCTTTCGCGAGCAGGCTCGCTCCCACAGTGTCCTGTGTTGGGCCGCACCATTTGGATCTGCCCCCATCCTCAGTGGGAGCGAGCCTGCTCGCGAATGGCCTGTCCAGGCGCCAGATTTCTCAGACTGAGCCGCATAAAAAAGGGCGAACCCACCAAGGTTCGCCCTTTTACATGCCTTGCGAATCAGCTTAAAGCTTGGCTTGCAGCAATGCTTCCAGCTTTTCCTGGTCCCGGGCGAACTGACGAATGCCTTCAGCCAGCTTCTCGGTCGCCATGGCGTCTTCGTTGGACAACCAGCGAAATTGCGCTTCGTTGAGGCTCAGGCGCGCTTCTCCAGCTTGCCCAGGCGCCAGTTTGCGTTCCAGCTTGCCCTCGTCGGCGGCCAGTTTTTCCAGCAGCTCAGGGCTGACGGTCAAGCGGTCGCAACCGGCCAACTGCTCGATCTGATTGAGGTTGCGGAAGCTTGCGCCCATGACCACGGTCTTGTAGTCATTGGACTTGTAGTAGTTGTAGATGCGCGTGACGGACTGCACACCCGGATCATCGGCGCCGGTGTAGTCGTTGCCGTTGGCCTTCTTGTACCAGTCATAGATGCGGCCTACGAATGGCGAGATGAGAAACACCCCGGCGTCGGCACAGGCCGCGGCCTGGGCGAAGGAGAACAGCAGCGTCAGATTGCACTGGATGCCTTCGCGCTCCAGTTTTTCGGCGGCGCGGATGCCTTCCCAGGTCGAAGCGATCTTGATCAGGACGCGATCCCGGCCAATGCCGGCTTTTTCGTACAGGTCGACCAGACGATGCGCACGCTTCAACATGGCTCCGGTGTCGAACGACAGGCGCGCATCCACTTCGGTGGAAATGCGCCCTGGAATCACTTTCAGGATCTCTTGCCCCACCGCGACGCCAAAGCGGTCGCTGGCCAGGCCTACGTCGCCCTTGCAGTCCGCCACGCAGGCGTTCAACAATTCGGCATAACCGTGCATTGCCGAAGCCTTGAGCAGCAGGGAAGGGTTGGTGGTGGCGTCGACGGGCTTGATGCGGGCGATGGCTTCGAAGTCGCCAGTGTCGGCCACGACGGTAGTGAACTGCTTGAGTTGTTCCAGCTTGGAAGTCATGAGCGTGCTCTGTCCTATGGGTCCGTTGACATTACCCGAGGGCCGGCAGCCACTCAAGGGCGTGAAGAGGTATCGATGGCCCCAGCGGCAACAACCTGGAAACGGCTGTTTGAATGGCCGGGGCAACTGTCGGTAGATACGATGCCAAAACCGCGCGCAGGTTCAAAGCAAGTGACAGTTAACGCCCTTCAAGCAGTTGCCCCGCCTGGTCCAGCAACGCCAACGGATCCTGGGTCTTGTGGATATCCACGGATAACAACTGCCGGAACCGCCGCGCCCCCGGGAATCCAGTGCCCAGCCCCAGCACGTGACGGGTGATGTGGTGCATGGCACCGCCGTTCGCCAAGTGATCGGCAATATACGGCCGCAGCTTTGCCAAGGCCTCGGCCCGAGTGATGATGGGTGCAGTGCTGCCAAACAACTGCTGATCCACTTCGGCCAGCAGATACGGGTTGTGATAGGCCTCGCGACCCAGCATGACACCGTCGAACGTCTGCAAATGCTCGTGGCAGGCCTCCAGCGTCTTGATCCCGCCGTTGAGCACGATTTCCAGCTCGGGGAAATCCGCTTTCAACCGCGCTACCACGTCGTAACGCAACGGCGGGATGTCGCGATTCTCTTTCGGCGACAACCCCTCCAGGATCGCAATCCGCGCGTGCACGGTGAAACTGTTGCAGCCGGCCTCGCGCACGGTCCCGACGAACTCGCACAACTGCTCGTAACTGTCGCGACCATTGATCCCGATCCGATGCTTCACCGTCACCGGAATCGATACTGCGTCACGCATCGCCTTCACACAATCGGCTACCAGCCCGGGATGTCCCATCAGACAGGCACCGATCATGTTGTTCTGCACCCGATCGCTTGGGCAGCCGACGTTGAGGTTGACCTCGTCGTAGCCATGTTCCCGGGCCATACGGGCGCAGGCGGCCAAGTCGCCGGGAACGCTGCCGCCTAATTGCAGGGCCAATGGGTGTTCGGTTTCGTGGTGGCGCAGGAAGCGTTCGTGGTCGCCGTTGAGCAGGGCGCCGGTGGTGACCATTTCGGTGTAGAGCAGGGCGTGTTTGGAGAGGATGCGTAGGAAGAAGCGGCAGTGCGCGTCAGTCCAATCCATCATGGGGGCAACACTAAAGCGCCGAGACAGCGTAGGCCTTGTATTTACTGGGCTAAAGCTCTGTTTATCTAGCATTTTCTTCAACGTGTTCTGGGCGTGATTTCGGGTGTTTTCAGGCGTTTTTGAGGGCTCGGTGGTACGATGTACCACTTCAAAACTGACGCGTACCACTTTTGATATGGCAACTATCAGGGCAAGAAAACTGGCGGATGGGTCTGTTAGCTACACGGCTCAGATCCGCATCAAGCGCGACGGAGTGCAAGTCTATCAAGAGAGCCAGACCTTCGCCCGTAAACAGGCGGCGCAGGCCTGGGCACGCAAGCGTGAGTCCGAGCTTGATGAGCCTGGTGCGATTGAGCGGGCGAGCCGCAAAGGCGTCACGCTCAAAGACATGATCGATCGATATCTGATGGAGGTTGAGAAAGCCCGGCCGCTGGGCAAGACAAAACGAGCAACCCTTACAGCCGTCGGTCAGACGTACATGGGCAAGTTGGCCGACACCGATATCAACACCCAATGCCTGGTGGATTACGCGCTGTGGCGAATGAGCGCCGAGGGGGGAGGCGTCCAGGCGCAGACCGCCGGCAACGACCTGGCGCACCTCGGCGCCGTGCTTTCCATCGGCAAAGACGCCTGGGGTTATCAGCTCGATCCTATGGCGATGGGTGGCGCACGGCGCGTGCTGCGCAAGCTCGGCTACAACTTGAAGAGCCGCGAGCGTGACCGTCGCCCCACGCTGGACGAGCTAGGTAAGCTCATGAAGCACTACCGGGATATGCAGGACCGGCGTCGCAGCATAATCAACATGATGAAAGTGGTGGGCTTTGCCCTGTTTTCGACGCGCCGTCTCGACGAAATCACCCGGATTCGCTGGGATGGCCTCGACGAGGCCGGCCAGCGGGTGTTGGTACGCGACATGAAGAACCCAGGCCAGAAGATTGGCAATGACGTCTGGTGCTACATCCCAGACGAGGCCTGGAAGATCCTCCAGACCATGCCCCGTGCCGGCGAGGATATTTTCCCGTACAGCCCCGAATCAATCTCCACGTCATGGGCAAAGGCCTGCAAATTTCTGGAAATCCAGGATCTGCACTTCCATGACCTGCGGCACGAAGGTGTAAGTCGCCTGTTCGAAATGGACTGGGACATTCCCCGGGTGGCAAGCGTTTCGGGGCATCGTGACTGGAATTCGCTGAGGCGCTACACCCACCTACGTGGCAAGGGCGATCGCTATGTGAAGTGGGAATGGTACGAAGAAATATTGAAGGCGCCCGTCCAACTGGGCGCCGCATCAATGAAGTGGCTCAAAAGGCGTGTTTTAACCCGTTGAGCTGGTTGTTCTCTTTAACCGCGGCTGCACGCTGTAGATCCAGATACGCAGCCAGGTCGGTGATATGGATCCCCTTGGCCGACTTCTGGCTGCGTTCCAGGCGGGTGATGGGGATCTTGATCTGCCCGCTCATCACCTTGCGCTGGAACATGTCAGGCGTCAGGTGCGTGAAGTAGTCCCGGCAGACCTGCTCCAGCGAGATAATCGCCTGGCCGTCGTACTGGGCCATCAGGATAAAGGCTGTGTTCATGATGTCCCTCACATCCGAAACGATTGATGAATGAACGTAGGCTGGGCGGTTCTTCCTGCCGGCTGTGCGCTGTCGGCCTGGATCTCGCAAACAAACCGATGCCGTTCCCGGTTCGGTGTGCTCAATGCCTGAATGAGCCCTGGTACCTCGCCGAGACATTTCTCATAAGCGTTGGGCCCGTCCCAACGTTGAGCTGGTAGCACCTGGCAATCCGTTCGTGTCGCGTCTGCACATAGGTAGAACAGAAGGAAAACGGTCATACGGTGGCCTCGCCGACTTCCATAGTGTTCGTGCTAGTCTTCGCGGCGCTGCTGCTTGGGTTCTGTGCTTGCATGGTGCTGCTCCTTGGTAGTGGTAGGTGTCGGGGAGTTGCCGCTCCCCGGCACCGTCTTTTCAGGCCGTTCTGGCCTGGTCTTGCTTGATGATCGCTATGACTTCGTCCCGGTCCTTCGCGTACGCGAAAGGCAGTTCGCCGCCTGGGCGAGTGATCGGGTACCGCGCTTCAGGCAACCGGCACTCGGCCACGGTGTAGCCGCTATCGGTAATCCAACAGTTCTGTTGCACCTGCCCGTCTCTATTGCGTTTCGGCGCCCATTTCATGCCCAGACCCTGCGCAGGTCCTGCCAGATCGCATCGCCGTCGGGGAAGTAGGTGTGAACCTCTTGCTCGGGGCTGTTATCCAGTCGCAGGACCGCAATGCAATCGTCGAACAGGCCAGCGTCGAGACGGCGCAACTCGGTCAGGTCAAACGGATGTGCAGGGCCGTTGTACAACCCGAGCAGAAAACGCCCGATGACCCCGCTTTGCCCGGTGTCGCGTTGCGCGACCGGCAGCAAGCGAACCAGCGCCTCGATGCCGGCTTTGCGGATGGCCGGACGCTCGGCCTGGTACTGGAACAACTCGTCAAAGGCATCTTTGAGCGTTTCGTTGTGCATGGTGCTTCTCCTTGAGTGGCAGGCGTTGCCGCGCCTGGTGTGTGTTGCTGTCGATTGGTCAGGCCTGGAAGTGCCAGCACTTCACGATGGGCTGCTTGGTGATGACCGCGTTGCTGTGCTTGGCCTGGTGAGCCCGCACCGCGCTATCCGTCGCCTTGTTGATGTCGATCAGCTTTCGGGAGCGGGAGTCCTTCAGCCGCTCGCGCAGTTCGCTGACATCGGCAATTTTCTGGCGATGCTCGGCGGCGCACTTCACGAAGTCGTTGAGGTTGATGGCGATGATGTTTTCCTTCTTGCTGTGGTTGACCACGGGCCCATCGGCGTCGAGGCCTTCCAGGTACTCGTACACCTCCCAAAATTCGGCCACGACCGGATGATCGGAACTGATGGAGGCCTGGCGCTCTATCGCCATGCGGATAATCTGGGTGCGTGTGTTGCTGATCTGCGCATCGGTGAGTGAAACCACCATCCGCAGGCAGTCGAGCAATGCGAGAAGTTGGGCGTGGTTCTTGTTGATCCGCTCGACACGGATGTAACCGCGTAGCTTGTTGCCGCAATGGGCGCAGTCGCTCTGCTCATCTTTGAAGGGGGTGTCGCAAGCGAAGCAGTGCGAGTGCAGGCAGCGCAGTTTCGCTTCGTAGCCGGGCAGGCGCTGTGCAAACAGATCCATGACTTCGGCTTCTTTGCGCACTGCCTGCAACACGAAGTTGCTCAGCGTCGCGCCTTCCAAAGCGTTGAGTAAGTCCGCAGCAGCGCGGCTCTCCGGGGTCACGTTCGGTCGTACGAAGTGCAGTTTGACGATCCGGGTCATGATCGCTTCGGAGGCCACTACCGGCGCGTTCTGGCTGATTGCGATGGTTCCCCGAAAGGGCGGCTCATACGTCTCGTTGCCGGCGGTTTTAACCCCTTTGGTTGCCAGCGTGCCGCCGCCGTAGTAATCCTTCAGCTCGTCCCATTCGAAAGTTTTCGCGTGTGCCTTGTCTTCGCCGCTTCGGTCCGATTCCAGCAACACGATAGGCATGCCAGACACCTGGCCCATCAAGCGGCTGCGTCCGGCCTTGGTGGATTTGGAAGGGTCGAAGCCCTCATAGCCATCACGGCCGAGTAGCTTCCATAACAACGTCAGCAAAGTCGTCTTGCCTGCACCGGCTTCACCAGTCGCCTCAAGGAAAGGGAACGACTGGTAGCGATGACGGATTTGCTCGGCGAACAGCGAGCCGAACCAAAACGTCAGGGCGACGATGCCCTGGGTACCGAAGCATTGCCACAGCAGATCCAGCCAGCGCGGGTCGTAGTTTTTCGCATCCTTGGTAAGTTGGATCTTTACTCCCTTCTGCAAGCTCTTGAGTTTCAGTTTGCCCATCTCGAAAAACTCTTCTTCGTTGATTGTGATGAGTTGCCCTTCGCGAACGGCCACGTCGTTGAACACGTAGCAGGCGTACTCCCGGCTGTAGCCGACGTAGTCGATGGTCTGGACGGTTTTGATCCCGAACAGCTGGTCTTTCATGATTTTGTCCAGCTGCTGGCCGCTGCCGGTGAACACAGCCCCGGCCCCCATACCGAGAAGCCTTTTCTTGAACTCACTGGCAGCAGCGACTTGGCCGCCGGTGAAGGTGTTTTTCACTGAGCCGCCGTCGTGCGGGAAATCGACGCGGAAGAAATACCAGGACTCGTCGGTAATCTCGTTGCGCTGGAAATAGAGTGCCTTGGGGTAGCAATTCGCAATCTCGACCACGCAGCCAGACATACGCAGTGCCTTTTCGCGAATGGCCTTTTCGTTGAGTAGTTGGTCTTCTTTTTTGTCGCTGTCATCGAGCGCCTGTTTGGCGCTGTTGAACTTAGAAATATCCAGCTTCCACCAGTACAAGCGGGAGTCGAAACAAAAGTGAAACTCCTCCCGCTCCCGCCACTGGTACATGAGCAATGCTTTATCGGTGGCGCTCTCGGCGATCAGCAGCGCGCCTTGGTGCTTGGCTTCTTTGAGGTCTTTGTCGATCCGCTGGGCACGTGCCTCGTCACCGTCCAGAAACGCCCAGCGTTGATGCAGATCGTTCCAATCGACCTTTCGAGCATCTGGTTGCGGGATCTGCGCGGCCTCGCAAACGAAGCCCAGCTCGCGAGCCTGCCTGACCCACGACTTGGTGTACTTTTGCGCGCCAGGCTCGTTATCCAGGGCCCAGACCAACTTCGGCGGCTTCCCGCCACGGTCCGCTATCAAGGCCTTTAACGATTCCTCGGGAAAGGCGTTGGAGGACAACGCGGCGACTGCGGAAATACCGTTATGGATGAGCGCTATGGCGTCGAAGATGCCCTCGACGATCCACAGCTCGTCAACCTGGAGTACATCGACACACGGTGGGCACCACCAGTAGCCCTTGTAGCTTTGCTTGGGCTGGAAGCGAGCCTTCTTCTTGCCGAAGCGTGAGGGATGGTCGATCAAGCGCTCCCAGTACCCGCCATGCTCCAGTGGAAATCGCACCGTGGCCGAGCCAATGTTCAGGTCACGGTCAAAATAACTTTCCTGGGTGTACCAGCCCTCAATCAGCTCAAGCCGAAAGCCGCGAGCAAAGGTGAGGTACGCCTTTGCGGTAGCGGTTGGCTCATCGTTGGTGGCGGGTGCTCGCTTGCTCCAGTCGTCAAACAGATCGGGGTAAAGTTCTTTGACTGGAGCCTGGTACCGACACTTTTCCTCGCGGCCGCAGCGAATAAACCATGGTTCATCATGGCGAGAAAACAAGCGTTTCTGGTTGCACTGAGGGCAGGTGCCCTTGCGCATGTAATGCGTGCCGGCCATATGTTGCAGACCGTAATCAGACTCAAGGCGCTGAAGTACATCAGCGCGCAGCTTGTTTTCCATGGGCTTGCGTACAAAAGCCTTTGAGCCATGGGGGATGTCGAGTCGCTTATTCATCGGGGCTTACTTCACTTCGCCGAGACTGTGTTTAATGGCGCCAATCAGGCGTTTTTGCGCGGCCATCACCGGGAAGGCCGCGAGCAACGAGCCATGCCGCAACCCTTCGGGGATCATGCGAAAGCGGTCGTCGTACCAATGCTCGTTGAACTGCTGGGCGTACTGGCTTCGTAGCGCTTGGAGCAGTGCTTCGGCCTCTTCGCGTGGCAGTTTTGCGGTGATGGCGACGTCGATTTGCATGGTCCACCTCGGATTTCGGGCAAAGCTCACCCAAACCCACGGGAAGCGGGGCAGGGCGGGTTGTTTAAACGGGGATTACTGAGGGTGTTGCTTCAGCGCGTCATCGCGCTGGGCGAGCAGGGTTTGCGGCAGCAGCCTTGCCGGAACCGGGTACCGAAGGTCGGCCCGGGTATCGATAAGGTGGACGACAGTGCTGCCTGGGCTGTTGCCCCAGTCCACGCCGATCCACTTGCGCTGGTTGATGACCTGCAATTCAGTCCAAGCGTTGTGCACCAGCTTTTGCGCCATGAACACCGGCACTTCCAATGCGGTGGTCATGTGCCGAACGCAGTTCTCGTACAGCAGGTCAGAGTCCACCAGGTGCTGCGCTTCGTGCCGTTGCAGGTAGGCGAACGCCACTCGTTGCATGCTGCTGCGGTAGTCGTGGTCAAGCTCTTCATGGTTCATTGCGCACACTCCATTTCCATTTGGTCGAGCAGGTCGGGTTGATCGTTGGCGGACTTCATCGCGGCACGGCGCAGGGCAATGTCGGCGATGGGCAACTTGACGGAGGGGTTAGCCATACCGCTGGGGCTCATTTCATGAGTCATTTCGAACTCAGCCCGCACCGACCAGCCGCAGGCCTCGTTGGTGCATTGCAGGTAGGCCACCCGCAGGAAGATGTGCGTGCCTTCGCTGGTGCGGATACGCATGCGGCCGAGGCAGTGAGGGCAGACAAGTTTGTAGGTGCTCACCCAGCGAACCCCCGGCCGTGCAGTTGAATGGTCGCTAGCACTTCGGCGTAGCGGGCTGACATGTACTTCATCAGGGCTGACACAATGACTTCGGCTTCACCCTGCTCAATGACACCGTCGTCCAGCGCTTGGGCAATGATCTGGTCAACCAACCCGCGCTTGGCGGCGGCTCTTACCGAGCGGTTGTACAGCTCGACGTTATCCAGCGTTCCAGGCACCGCGACGGGCACAAACATGCCGCCATATATGCCGGTGATGTAATCCGCGAGATATGACGTACCCGCAACTTTCTCGAGGCGATGGATATGCTCGTCGCTCAGCGGTCGGCTGCCGGCGTTCTCATAGGCCTGGTTATCAAACTTCTTGAGCGGCATCCCAAGGTCAGCTGCGGCGTAATGCCGGCCCCCGGGATAAGCGGCAATGACGGCGCTGACTACGTCTTTGCGGTTGGCTAGAACTGAGCGTTTCATCTTCTGGTTTCCTACCTGAGCCAACGGGCCTAATTTGTGACGACGCCGTCTTTGATACCGAGCAAAACCGCAGCGCGGTGGGACTCGCCCCGCAGACATTTCTTCTGTCCGTTCAACACGGCGTACACCGTTGACGGGGTCAAGTTGTGCTGATCGGCCCAGTCTTTGGCAGAGAGGCCTTGATGCGCGAGTCGCTCACGTGCCTTTCGGCAAGCTTGCTCCGTGGGGTATGCGTTCGGCATAGTCTCGTTTCGTGTGATTTCGTGTGATGACAGGCGGAGTATTTCCCATGATTGTGGGAATGTCAAATCGTCGTGGAGACGTTTGTGGGAATTGGTGATCGCCTAAAAGAAGAGCGCGAGCGCTTGGGCTTCAATCAGACCGAGTTTGCGGCGAAGGCTGGCGCCTCGAAAAACAGTCAGTACAACTATGAGAAGGGCGAGCGCAGCCCGGATGCCAGTTACCTGGCAGCCGTTGCTGAACAAGGAGTCGATGTTCTTTACGTGGTGACCGGCCAGCGCTCATCTGTGGGTGAAGATCAGCTGTCCGACGATGACTTAGAAATCGTGATGCACGTGCGCAGCCTGGACGATGAGGATAAGGGCGCGGTGATGCGCCTTCTCAGGGCTTTTACATTGAAAAAATAGGGAGTTGGGTCATGAAAAGGATGACGTTATCGGTAGCAGTGCTGGTAATGCTCGCTTCGGGTGTGTGCGGTGCCAAGGAAAAGACCCAGAAGGTTTCGAGCAAGGACTATGGAGACGCTTGGCCGTTTACGGTCGATAGCGTTGACCTGTTGTGCTTCGGACCGTCGCCTAAGGCGTTGGCCCGGACGTCGGATGGGACCGTCTACGCATTGAGCGGGAGTGCACGGAGTCAGGCAAAAGATCGCGGTTGGTCGGACGGCCAGGACATCACCAAACCCAATCCAACGATGCCATCCATCAAGATGGACTACAGCGATATCGTGCAACGTGCTCAAGCGCTCTGCGGCGGGGCGTAATTTGCAATAAATTTTTTTCCGTTTGGCTGGTGACACACCGAAACATGCTGAGAATGACGGACTCCCGGGTGCTTTGGTTGGTGCCGATGTTGGTACCGGGCGCCCGTACGTGTTGAATGGAGTGACACATGTCGGTGATGCAAAAGGTAGATACCAATCAGTCAAAGGAAATTAAGATGGCTGAATTGAACGAGCGCGAACGGAGGGTTGTGCAGTTATTCAGGCTACTCGACGAGAATGCGCAAAAGGATATACTCAGATTTATTAATGTTCTTGTTCGTAGATAATAAAAGCCCGGCTTAGAGCCGGGCTTCTTTTTTACATTATTTTTTCGTCTGTACATCCACTTCTACTTCATCGTCGTTAACTGCTTCGGGGGTAGGCTCTGCTGGTGCTGATTTAGGCACCGGAACTGGTACATACTTAAAACCATCGCTGAGTTCTTTTGCCATGTGGCTTTTTAGCACTTCTATTTTGAGTGCTGTTTGCTCTTGAAATTTTTGGTGGTCAGTAATATTTAAGTTTTTTGCTGAGGAATGGACAGTTTCCCTTGCTACGACTAGAAGCTTGGCCAATATCAAGCGGTCGCCATGTATCTTGAATATTTTTTGAATCATTGCATTGGCGATTTTCCAGCTAGATATGATCGCGAGACCGAATATAGCGGCAAACGGTATGCGCAACAGAAATGCGGCTATAACATCCGTTGCTGTTTGATATTCGCTTGTTATCAAATTGCTCGCCCCGACGTAGATCTGATAGATAGAAAAAAATATGGCAGCTAGGGGAAGGGTTATCAGCGCGGCGTAAAGTTTTGCTTGGGCACTTCCTTCTTTTACATATGGGCCATATTCGTCGGATATTAAATTTCTGTCGCTGGTTAGTTTTTGAAGTTGAGAGGTCAGGTCAGCAATGTCTTGGTTTAAATTTTTTGCTTGTTTTGATAGTTGCTCTGTGTTGTTTTTTGTTTCGAAGTTTATGTTGTCCAGATGTTTGTTTTTGTATTCTAAGTCCTTAATGGTGGTGGCTAGTTCTTCGATTGTGTTGGTTGCGGTATCGATTTCGTTTGTTAATAGGTAGTGTTGTGTATTGGCGTCAGTGATTCCTGATTCTAACTCGATCTTTATGTTTTTGACATCGATGATCTCATTTTTTAAATCGTTTAATGTAGTTTGGAGGTCATTTTTGTATTTGTTGAAATTTTGTTTCAGATTATGAAATTCTTCAATGTCGCTACAGTACTCGTTCAGCTCATTGAATGAAGCTCCGATAATTTCGATTTTCTGAAGCTTTGGCTTGAAGAGGGCTGAGCAAGATATTTCAAACCATTCGCAAAAGCCTTGGGCCCAACCATAGGCATATGATTTCGAATGATCTAGTTTTATTTGCTTGGGTGTCTGGCCGATCAGTTTAACTGTCACAGTTACGTCAGTGGCAATGCTTCCTGGTTTTTCTCCATGAAGCCTGATGGTTCTAATGTAAGATAGCGAAGCAGTAGTGAAGCGCCGTGCGGTACCCGATGGTTTAATTCCTTCTGCAACACCATTCTCTGAAATTAAAGGTTGGAACTGATTAGTTGTTTTCCATAGTAAGTTCTGAATCGTGGCTATCGAAGGTATGTTTTCCAGGGCGTTTAACCCCTCATCGATCAGTTTCTGAGCTTCTTGGGTCATGGCTACCTCCCTGTGCGGATATGAGCGCTTACGATAGCAGAATGGCCAATAGCCGCTATTGCATTCTTTTCCATTCGCGGTCGACGGCGCGTTTCGCAGTCCTTTCACTGGCATACAACCACCGCAACCGCTTCGGCTTGCTCTGATCCCCAGCCGTCGCAGTCTTCTCCTTCCCCGTTTTCTTATCGCGGTAATACGCGATGACACCTGTGTAATCCCCTTTATTTTCCTCCGCCAACCCCTCAACCGTATCCTCGGGCAGCTTACTCTCCAGTTCCAGGCTCACGGTGTATCCATTGTCGGGGCTGAGGGTGTGCTGCACGTTTCCGCCATACCAGATGATCTCGTCAATTTCCGGCTTCACGCCCTGGAGCGTGTAGGTCAGTTCGGGAATGAGGTCAGGCCGCCCCCGCGCCAGGGTATAGCTGAGCGTCGCGCTGCCACGTTGCAGGCGGTTGAATTCCGCCCGGGCAGCGCGCAGGGCGGACTGGCGGTCGCTGAAGGTGTGGCGTAGGTCTTTGAGGTTTTCACCACCGCCAGCGATGGCCTCCTGTTTCTTCGCGCTGTTTACGTCATAGAAATAGGCGCGCACACCGTCGTAACTGTCGCGATCGGCTTGCAGGTAGCGGTGCTGGTCTCCATCGGCGCGGGTGAGGGTGATATGCGGCAGCTCGGCGCCGGTGGCCGTCTTGCCGCCGCCCGCCGGCAGGCATAGCAGGCAGCCGGCCTTGACGGTGACCACCGCGTCGAACTCTTCCCCCATGCGGCTGATCAGGTTGGCGTCGGATTCGTTGGCCTGGTCCAACTGAAGGATGGGCAATCCGTCCAGGGCGCCGGCGATGGTGGCGGTGAGGCCGTTGCCCAAGGCGATATCGCCCAGGACGTCACCGAGGGTGGTGTTGCTCCAGCTACGCTCGCGTTTAGTCTTCAGGCCTTTGCGAAGGTCCGCCGAGCGGGCGCGGATGCTCAATACATCCGGCGCGCCGCAGTGTTCGGTTTCATCGACGGTGTAGGTGCCTTTGTCCACCAGGCCTGTATCGCTCCAACCCAGCCACAGTCGGATGGTCGCGCCTTTGGGCGGGATCGCCAGCAGCCCGTCGTGGTCGCTGAGGGTGATGCTGAGTTGGTCGGCCTCGATACCGCGATTGTCGGTCAGCTCCAGGCTCATCAGCCGTGGGCTGATCAACTGGGCGATGTCATTGCCATCGACGGTGATACGAAACGCCGGCACCGGGTAGGCCGCATCGCGGCGGTAGCGTTCGACCAGGTCTTCGACGTAGCCGGTCACCTTGGACAGGGCCGCATCAATCACAGCAGTGCCCTCAAGATGTTGACGCCTGCGCTGGTACCGGCGCCGAGCAGATCGATCCGGTCGTCATCGATGCGCTTGAGGTTGACCGTGAATTCAATACGCCTAGGCGTGCCGTCACGAAAAAACAGCGTTTTGGTTTCGCTCAGGCCTTCGATAATCCACAAGCCGTAGATGCGGCCGCTGCCTTCGACCATCGGCCAGGCCTTGCCGGTGTTCGCCATCAGCCGCAGAGCGTCAAGGCTAAGGGCGCTGCCGGCCAGCTCCGGGAGGATGACGCCGGGTAGGGTGATGGTGTCGTCGCCGCGCCCGACAAACTGCCGAGCCGGAGCGGCGCCGACGCGGCTGTTGCTCGCATGGCGCCATTCGGTTTGGCGTTGCAGCTCCTGGTAAGCGGCGGTGGACAGGCTGAACACGAACATGCCCAAGGCAAGCATCATAGGGATTACTCCAGATCTGACAGTTTGCTGCGCTGGCGGGCGGCCTTTTCGCTGGCGATGCGCGCCAGCTCGGCCCGTACGGCGCGGCTGATCGCCTGGGCGTCCATGCCTGGCGTGGTGTGGATGTTGATTTCGTAGGTGTCGTGGCTGTCATGAACCGCCGCCGGGGCAGGGCTGATGGGCGCCCGATCATCGATCGACAACGAAGAGGCAGCGGCAGCCCCGACCGGGAACTGCGGCAACGGCATGGCGGCCAGGGGCATGGCGGTTGCGCCGAGGGCCAGTGTGCCGGCTGCCGTGAGTTGTTTGCTCAGGCTGGTCATGGCGCTCAGCGGCCCGTTCTGGCTGCCCTCAAGCCCTGGGCAAGGCCTGCCATGGTGAAGCCGCCCAGCTCCGCGAACACACGCGAGGGGCTGTGGATGTCGAGCTTTTCCTTGAACCAGCCAATCACCGCATCGCCTGCCCCGGTGATGGCCTCCTTGGCTACGGTCAGGCTGTTGGTGATGCCATTTGCCAGGCCTTGAATCATCTGCGTACCCAGTTCAGCGAACTGTGCAGGTAGGCCTAACAAGAGGCTGAGCATATTGCCAATGACGGCGCCGAAACGTTCGCCCATTGACTGAGCGGCGCCGCCGACGTCCTGGACGGGCGCAAGTAGCTGGCCGAACCAGGTGATCAGGCTGCTGACGCCATCTGATATCAGACTGAACAGGGGGCGTGCGATGCTGCCCAGAAGCTCCATGGCCGCGCCGACACCTGGCAGCGTCATGACGGCCTGGCCCAGGTTCAGCAGCGATTGGCCGAGGCCGGTGAAACTATCGAGTACCGGTTGCAAGGCCCCGACCAGGCCTTGCCAGAAACCGAGGAAGAAGCCCTTGATGGGGTTCCAATACTTGTAGACCAGCACACCCGCAGCAACCAGGGCCGCAATGGCCGCCAGCAGCCAGCCGATGGGCGTCGCCATGATGGCGGTACCAACGGCACTGATCGCGCCACCGAGCATCGGCAGCACGCTGGCAGCAGCCAGCCGTGCGCTGCTGACGAATGCGGGTAACGCACTGAGCAAACCGCCCGCCGAGCGCGTCACGACCAAAGACCGCCAGACTTTCCCAAGCCTGCCGATGTTGGCACCGGCGCCCGCTGCTGCGGTGCGCGTGCCGATCAACTGGGCTTTAACAATGCCCAGGCGAATGCCAAACATGCCCATGCCGTATCGCACCATGGCGAAAGGGCCAAGCAGGCTCGCCATCGTCAATGCCAGGCCACCAAACACGAAGGCCAAGCCGGCCACAGCCGCCACCACCTTGACCAGGCCGCCGGCCAAACGTGGGTTCTCCCGGGCCCAGGCGCCGATGCTGTTGGCAACCTCCCCGAGCGTGCTGATGATCTGTTTCAGTTCGGGCGCAACAGCGGCGCCAAATTCGGCCAGGGCGTTGGTCCAACTGCCTTGGGCGGCCTCCATGACGTTAGTGAGGGTGCTTAGTTGTTCGTTGACTCGTTTGCGCAGGTCGGCCTGGTTTTGCAGCTTCTGCTGTACTTCCTGATAGCCCGACAGCCCCTTGTTCATCATAGTGTTCAAGGTGGTCATGGTTTCGGAGTCATCGCCGAACAACGCTTTGATGGTGGCGGTGCGGTCCTCGTCGTTCAGCGTTTTAAGTTTCTCAACTTGGGCGAACAGGTTTTCCAAACCTGCAAAGTTGCCCTTGTCGTCAGTGAAGTTGAAGCGGATGTTTTGTCCGCCGCGCTCCATCATCTTGTTAGCGTCCTGGACTTTTCCTTTGTCTAGGCCGGCCTGGAAGATCTTTCGGTAGGCGTTACCCGCCGCGCCGCCTTCCATGCCAGCCTGGTCCATCATGATCAGCAGCGGTGCCAGCTCGGCGGCCGCGTCGATGCCCGATTTTTTGATGGTGTCCATGACCGGCGCGATCTTGCTGAAGCCCTGGAGCATGTTGGTCGGGTCTACACCCGAGTAGAACCCCCGCTGGATGATGTCCATCAGCGCCATCATGTCTTTTTCGGATGTTCGGGTGGCGTCCTGCATCTTCGCGGCAAATTCAGCCGCGGCGGTTACGGGCATCTGCAACTGAACGCCCAGGTACGCGGCAGCTTCGCCGGTGCCGCCGAGAATGCTCTTGGCGCTGAGGCCTTGGCGCCGCAGCATGGTCATCATTTCTTGAAAGTCTGCCGTGGTACCAGGTAGACGGTCGCCCAGCTTGGTCGCCAGGTCGGTGATTTTCTGGAAGTCTTCAGACACCTTTCCGGTGTCGTCCATCATCGAAACCTTGAGTTGCGTGGCCGAGTCTTCGTTCGGCGCAAAGGCACCGATGGCTTTAGCCACCGGTCGACTCGCGGCATATCCCACACCCAGGCCGGCGGCGCCGTTCATAGCCATGTTACCGGCGAGGTTCTGGGTTTTCTCCAGCTTGGCGCGCTCGATGGCAAGGCGCTTTTGCTGAGCATTCAACGCGACCAGGCGTTTGCCCTGTTCGCTGATGCTGGCGTTGGTGGCGCTGATTTGCTCGCGCAGCTGACGTTCGTGACTGCTGAGGTTTTTGGTGCTGATACCGGCGCCTTGCAGTTTGCCGCGCAGCACCTGGAGCTGTTCGCCCTGTTGTCGATGTTGTTCCTTGAGCTTCTGCGCTTCGCGAACGGCTGCCCGAAAGTCCTTGGTCATCGCCTTGGTCGGCGCACCGGTGGCAGCGAACTGCTGGGACAGCGCCCGTACTTTGTCACGGGCGGCGACGAGGGCTTGCTCGGTTTGCTCGGCGGCAGTGCGCTGGGTGCGCCAGGCGCTGACGTCCTTCTGTTGGGTGTTGAGTTCCTTGAGGCGGTCGCGAGCTTCCTTGAGGGCGCGGGCGGCACCGATGCTGCCGTTGTTGATGGCCTTCAGGGGGCCGCTCGCCTTGTCGATGGCGTTGAGCAATACCTGAAGTTTTAGATCATTCGCCATCGGTGGAACTCCGCACCCGGGCGCGCTCGCGCCACTCCATCAGTTCTTGCAGGCCCAACTGGTCCATGTCAGCCGGTGCCCAATGGAAAACCACGGCCAGATCGGCCATGGCGTCTTCTACGCAACGAGGGACGCGTCCGTCTTCACCGACTTCTGCAACAAAAAACCGGAGATCTTGCTGCCACAGGCGAGCAGGTCGGCCGGGTCCATGCTGGCGACTTCGGGCGCGGTGATGCCGGGGGCGCTGATGCGAGGCAGGATCTTGATGAGGGTGGCCACGTCCATATTCAGCAGGTCAACCAATTGCACACCGCGCAGCTCGCCGGACTGCGGTTTGCGTAGGGTGAGGCTGTCGATGACGGTCTTGCCCCGGATGATCGGGGTGTCCAGGGTGACAGTGTTGTCATCAATCGGTGGCAGTGCTTCTACGGTGTCTTCAGTTTTCATTCAGGGCTCCAGCTTGCGTGAGTGATTGCCCCTGATGGGGCGGCGTGGGTCAGATTCCGAGGGCTTGGCGCTGCTTTTCGAGCATGTCCACGCCGTTCACTTTCTCGACGAAATTGAGCAGGTCGATCTCGATGATTTCCTCGTTATCGACGATCAATTTGTAATAGGTGCAGGTGGTGGTGATGCTGTGTTCGGTGTCTTCGCCCGGCTGCGCATCACCCATTTCGATGGTCTCGTGTCGGCCGCGCATGACGACCTCAACGGCACTGACTTCTTCGGTGTCGTCCTGTTGGAATGAGCCGGTGAAACGCAACGCGACGCCCGAGGCGTTGACGGCGCCGAACTGTTTGAGGGCGATCAGATCCAGGCCGCCGGTTTTCCATTCGAACTGGATGCCGTCGTCCGAGAAACCGAGGTCGGCCTTGACTGGGCCGTTCATGCCGCCGCCGCGATAGGCCTCCATCTTGCGGCCGAGCGGGGGCAGGGTGACCGACTTGACCACACCGAGGTAGCTGTTGGCGTCGTTGAACAGGTTGAGGTTTTTGAGTTTGCGGGGCATGGCCATGGCGGGGTTCTCCGTTGCTCAGGCACAGGGTCAGCTCCCCTTGCGGGGAGGCCCGGTTTAGCTGTTGATCTTGCTGGCGAAGTCGATCAGGTAGCGGTCGGTGATGCGTTGCCGCAACGTGAGGTCTTCCAGCGGTGGCACCGGCGTGTAGTCGTAATCCAGGAACAGCTTGCCGGCCTTGAGCGTGTCCTTGTCGTTGGCGTCCTCCGGGTACCAGCACTGGCCTCCGATCAGGTAGCCCGCCGCGACCATCTCGCGGAACTTGGCATTGACCCCTTCGATGATGTCGCGCACCAGGGAGGCATGCATGGGCTTGTCCACGGCCCACATGTGCGCCTCGGCCATGGTGTCGGCCAGGATCTGCGCGGTACGGGTGTAGTTCTCGAAGGCAAACAGCGGGTCTTCGCTGGTGGTGCGGCTGCCCCAGAAGCGGAAGCCGCCCTCATTGATGAGCGTGGTGACTTCGTTGCTGTTGAGGTAGTTGGCGTCTGTGGCTGGGTTTTGCAGATCCCAGAACACGTCGGCGCTGATACCCGTGACGCCATTGACCGCGACGTTGGACAGCGTCTTGTGCCAACCCACTTCCTGATCGATCTTGGCGCGCAGGCCCAATGCCCGGGCTACAGCCGAGGCGGTGACGGTCGCATTGGTGTCAGTGCTCCAGTTCTGGAACTCCGGCCAGATGACCATGGCTTCGCGGGCGCCGAAGTTGTCACGGTAGGCGACCACCTCTTCCTTGGTTTTGCAGCCCCAGGCGCTGACGTAAGCGAAGCCGCGCAACTGCTGCGCGATGGTGACCAGGGCGGTGGCCACCGGCAGGCTGTCGAGGCCTGGCACACCCAGGATGCGCGGCACCATGCCAACGCGAGCCTTGGCGGCGAGCAGGGCTTTCATGCCGGTGTATTTGCCCTCGGCCGTGGTGGTGCCGATCAGGGCGCTGGTGGTTTCTGCCTCGGTGGCACCTTCCTTCACCCGCACGACGATGGTGTAGGGCTTGGTCTGGTCGGCGATGGCCTGAAGACTCTTCGCCAGGGTGCCCGTGGTGCCGGCTTTGCCGATGGCGGTTTGGACGTTGGTCAGCAGTACTGGTGTGTCGAACGGGAAAGCGGTGGCATCAGCGTCGTCGGCCGTGCAGACCATGCCGATAACAGCGGTGGGGATGGTGCGAATGGGGCGGGTGCCGTCGTTGAGTTCGATGACCCGCACGCCGTGAAGATAATCGGCCATGGGTTTGCCTGCGCAGTGATTGGGATGACAGTGCACAGGCTGCCGCGCGCGCGCCGGTTGGGCGAGCGCGGGGGGTTGTAGGGGAGGAAACTACAAGGCTTGAGCGATGGCGCTCAAGCCTCAACGGACGGATTCAGCCAGCCAGAGCGGTGCAACGGGTCGCGATTCTTCCAGCGGGAACTGACTCGTTTGCGGCCACTCCCGCAACAGACGCCGATACGTCTGCAACTCGGTGTACTGCTCAGCCGAGAGCGTTGTCGATCCGCCACCTTCCATTTCATCGCGATGGCGCGCCACCATCGGATCGGTAGCCGCTAATTCAGCGTCCCGCCATATACGCTCTTGGTCCGATAGCTGAGCGACAGTGAGCGTCGGCGGATCGACCAATGTTGGAAACCCTTGCTTATCCGGCCTGATTTGCTTGCCCTGCTCTTGCCCCTTGAGCAATTCGAAATAAAGACTGTCGGAAATCTGCACGACATCTTCCGGCATCATGGCGCCGTGTATCGACGAATCATAAAAGCCGCCGTCTATCGCTCTGTAGAACATACCTCCTCCTCAATAACCTCGTGCTGTCCAAAAATGCTGGGATCCTGCACCGGTGTTTGTGCCCGAATGTGAATAACTAAACCCTACCTTTGAATAACTGCCGACTTGAACTGGCGCGCCTCGCGAGGCTGGGAAATGTGTACCCGCATCCACAAAGGTCAGCTGCACGTTGACGCATGCTGTTGTGAACGCCACAGGAAACGTAATCGGCGTGGAAACGTTCGGGGACGACCCGCCGGATAAGCCCCATTGTTCAATTTCCCCAGATGGAAGACGTCGCCAGCCAGTCAGGCCCAAGGAGGATGCGGATATCGCCGAGTGCCGCAATGCAGCTGTACCCCCGACTAGGCGCCATTCGCCGGTTAGCCGAACCAACAGTGCAGTATCCCCTTGCCCTAAAACTAGTGATATCGCGCTACCGGCCGCGTTCGTTATCTGCTCGCCATTCGAAGGCAGTAGCGTAACAACTCCCACTCCAGCACTTAGCACCATGACCATGGCTGCTGGCCCAACTGGAGCGGTGGGTGGCAGAGTAACGTTGATAGCCGTTGAAGAGGCCGCACTAACGATGCCGCCGACACTTCCATTACCCAGAACTGTACTGGCACTAATCGCATTGAAGCTCGACCACTCGATACCCTTCTTTTTTACAAACTCGGTAGTGGCAAGCAACTTGCTGCTGTCAAATTGCGCCGGGGTAGATCCAAAGACTTTTGAATATTGCAGCTGCGCGGAACCGCTAGCCCACCAAGCGCTATCGCCATTTCCAACCATTGTTAACGTGGCGCCTACCTGCAGCTCGATACTCGCGATCTGACCAGCACCAGAGTTGATGGTGTCGGCTCCGGCACAGTTCACAGTAATTACGCCACTGCCGATATTTGCAAAATGGATCGCACTACCCGATGGCAGGCTACTAACGGCTGGCATCGTGACGGCGAACGTCCCGATGGTGGTAACCAGCGAGCCGGCTGCCGCAGCCGTGAGCACCGTGGCAGCCGTCAGACTGGTAAAACCTCGATAGTTACCGCCAGCACGTTTAACGTATTCCGTCGTTGCGAGTGACTTGCTGTTGTCGAACAGCACAGGAGTCGGCGCGGTCGGGTTACCGGCGAAGCTTGGCGAGAGCAACCGGGCAAGCCCATCAGTGATGTCTTTGAACGTCAGCGCCGTAGTACCGACGATAATCGGGCCATCCGTCACCAGTTGCCAGATCGTGTCGGCCTGCGTCGCGCCAGCCTCGACTGCTATCGTCAGATTCGGCGTCACCTTCGCATTGTTATCGGCGTCCTTGGCTCGTATCCAGGCCCCAACGGCGACCTCATAAGGGCCGTTGTCCTTGGCGGCCGTCTGGTTCTTGACCAGCACCCGGTCACCGGCATTGAGCGATACACCGTCCACCACCTGCAAGCCGACCAAGCTGATGTTGGTCGTGGTGGCGGCGCGCACTGACTGCTTGATGTCGAGCTTGCTCAGCTCCTCCAGGATCTTGGCATCAACATACTTGCGAGTTGCCAATACAACAGAAGGGTCGATTTTCAGATCAACGTTAGCCGTGTTGCTGACGATCAGATTCATCCGCACGACTTGCGTTCGGCCTGAACCCTGAGTCATCAAGGGCTTGTAGCTTGGTGCACAGTTTGCGACAGCAACCAGGTCGCCATCGGCGTCATACAGGCCAACTTCACGAATCCACCAGCCACCGATGTTCTCGGGGATGACCTGCTCGGCAATGATGATATTGGAGTTGGTAGGATCGACGCTGAGTTGATTCAGCGGGGCGCGCCTGCGCTCATTGATCAACCGCGTTTGCTGCTCGTTGGGGATCGGATCGGTGTCGTTGGCGTCGCCGACGGCCATCTGCGCAAACGTCCATGGGATGCCCAGGGCGTCCGCATTGGCCTGCTTGGCCTTGCCGATAGCGGTGAGAATGGCGAAAAACTGGGTGTTCTGGTCTGTCATGGGTAGATGTCCATGGTGTCTATCTGGTGCTCACGGCCGCCCTGGTGGATATAGCCCGTGACCTCGATGTCTCGCTGTGTAGGTGGGTAGATATCAATCTCGTCGCCCTCGGTAATGCAGGCGCCGATATGCACTGATCCTGTGGTTTCCAGGCTGATGGCGAGCCCGGTGAGGTGGCGTGTCAGTGGCTTGGCATCGTCGATCAGCCAGGTCAGTTCTTGGTACATCTCTTCAGTGATACCAGTGTCGAGCACGCCGACCTTGAGCCTAAAGGTGGCGCGAGGGCCGACCGGAACGGTCTGCCACCATTCGATGATTTCGATCAGGTAGCCGAGCGGTTCAACGACACGGCGCAGTGACCCGATGGTGCCTTTGCGTGAATGGATGTAGTACGCGCTGCGGATGGCGGCGCGCTTGGCCGCTTCGGTCCACTTGCTGTCCCAGCGATCCACGGAGAAAGCCCATGCCAGGTAGGGCAAAAGGGGCAGTGGGCAAAGGTCGGGGTTGTACAGCGTGCGCAGCGGAATCGGCACACGCTGGATCTGGGCCAGCGCCTTCGCGGCTTGACGCTCCAACGGCGTCGAATTGCTTGGAAGCAGGGGCGCGTCAGCCATCATTCAACCCCCAGCGCCAGATCGATGGCCGTGCAGTACGGGGCCTGGTACTTCGTCGCAACGATGTCCGTCCAGTTCTCCAGCACGACCTTGCGCACACCCTCGACGTGCAGCGAGGCGTGGATAATCGACTCCGAAACCTCCAAGCCCAGGCGCCGCCGTTGGTGCACGAAAGCCAGCAACTGCGCATTGGCCGCCGCGAGAATCAACTCGCTCTCAGGGCCGGACGTCGAGAGAAACAGCTTTGCCTTGACCTGGTAGTTGATGACCTGGGCGCTTTGCACAGTGAGCCGATCCGCGACAGGGCGGCGGTCGTCGTCGCTGAGGTAGGCATTGACCTTTGCCAGCAGCGTGGGCGAGGCGGTGCCGTCACCCAGGATCGATTGCACAGTCACCACGGCCTCGGCCGGGGCGGGACTCTCGGCAGTGGCGTCGGCCACCTGGCCGTCAGCCGAGCGCGCATGAAAGATGTAGCTGTTACGCGGGCCGGCAGTGCTGAGGCCTTCCCACGCCATTTGAGCCCGCTCCCGCAGGCTGTCGTCGCTCTCCATCAGCAACGGGACCGGCGGCACGGCTGAGGGCTTAGCGGCCTGGATGACCAGGCGCTTTACGTTGAAGTTGCCGGCCAGGTTCTCCAGGTCGCTGCCCTTTGCCAGGGCTAGCATGTTGGCAACGGACGCCTCATTGACGCGCTGGCGCCATACCGTCTCGCGGTAGGCGTTCTCCTGGAGCAGTTTGGTCAGGGGCTCAGATTCCAGCTCAAGCCGTGCGGCGATCTCGGCTTGCTCCTCGACCGGCCAGAGGCTGATGGCGTAGGCCTTGCGCTCGGTGAGGATCTGCTCGTAATCAATCTGTTCAACAACTTCGGGCGCAGGGAGCTGGCTCAGGTCAATTGCGACGAAGGAATTCATGCGCTACCCCCCAAGTTCAGAGGCACGCTCAGACTCAGCGGCTCGTTGCTATCGACAACGCTGCCCTCGATATCCAACGAGGATTGACCTTGCAGCGTGGCGCCCTGGAACTGCACCCGACTCAGGCTGATACGCGGTTCCCAGCGCATCAGCGCCATGACGGTGGCCGCGTACACCTGCAAACGGGTGATGTCGTTGAATGGGTGGTCCACCAGCTCGGGCAACAAACTGCCGTATTCGCGCCGCATGACCCGGGTACCAATGCGGGTGCTGAGGATGTCGCTCATGGATTGGGCGATGCTCTCCACGGTGGTGATGGCGCCGCCGGTATGTCGATTCATTCCGGTTTCCCCGTCTTGCTGCCACCAGGCATTACGTCGCCATGCAAGTGCTTCACCAGGCTGATACCGGCGGCCACTACGTCTACCGAGACGGCGACGTTACCGGTGACGTTCTGGTTGCCGGTCTGGGTGTAATCGCCCTGGTGAGTGATGTTGCCGACGATATTGATGCCGCCGGTGCTGATCAGGTTGGTGGTGCCGCAATCGGTGAGTGTGGCGTTGAGGTGGTGAGCGACGCTGTCGTACTCGATCACCGTGCCGTCGCGGTAGGTGACGCGGTGTAGGCCCTCGCGGTCGCCGTTGGCGGGGATCTGGTCACTGAAAAGACCGGTCAAGGCGACGCCGTTGCCGAGTTGGCCCGAAGGGCTGAATAGTAAAACCTGTTCATTGATTGTCGGTGGGTTCCACTCCCGGTCAGCACCGGCCCGCAGGGTGATCCACGGCAGCCAGGCAGTGGTCAAGGTTCCGGTTTTGACCTGCACACGCGGGGGTTGCATCTGGACGGCAGCGATGGTGCCGAAGCGGATGAGGTTTTCGATCAGGCGGGCGAGGGTGGCTAAGTCGTTCATGGCGCCGATGTTGGCGCCACGCGTGCGGGAGTGCAGCCGTACAGACTTGTGGCGTATGGCTCTACAAGTCTCGCTTGGCTACGAACTGTCTATGCGACAGTGGCTGTGAGCTGGTTACGCAAAGATAGGTTCACCAGTCTTCAGACCGCTCTGTACGCTGGTGGAGGATACGCAGGATCTGAATTTCGCCATGTATCAGGCGGTATGGGGCAATAAACGGAAACCTGGACAGCACCAACTCTCGAATATCTGGTACCTGAGATGGTCTGCCCAAGCCCGTGAAGGTTTCCAATTGCTCAAGTGCTTCAATGATTTCAGCAATTACCGCGTCTGCGGAGCGAGTCCCAAGGCGTGACTCGTAATATTCGTGAATGGATTCTAGATCACTGTCAGCTTTTTCCGTCAGCGCGATTTTTACCACGATTCACCCACTTAGCCTTGATGGCTTTCAGATCTGTCAGGTTGCCTGCATCAGCATCTGCGACACCTTCAGCTATAGCATTGAGATGCCATGATTCAGATTCAACATAACGGGCCAAGGCACGTTTGAGGTGATACTGGCGATCCCGATCAGTGGCCTCGGACAACTGATCAAGTTTTTCTACCAATACGTCTTCGACACGGAATGACAACACAGGCGAAGCCATCATAAAGCCCTCATAACAAAATGTATACAGCGTATACGGGTATAGCAATCGTATACTCATAAAGGAATACAGGACAGCCTTTTTTGCAGTTTTTGATTATCGTTGGCCCCTGTTTTTGCCTGTAAACATTGGCTATTTTGAGCTTGGAACGTCCGGAACACGGGCGCGAAACTGTTTCGTATAGTGATGTTATACAAAAAAATCGCTTTTACCGTTCGTCGGATTTGCTCATTTTTCTCTTCGCAAAATCTCCTTAAGTAAGGAGTCCCGGATCAAATCCATATCATCTTCGGTGAAGCCCAACACCTGACGTTGATCGTACTTCACATCTGGCGCCCCTCTTTCGGCACGATCCTTCAACCCGTACTGGTGCACTCGGGCGATTCGCGCTATTCGACCGACAAATCCGACGCTTATCGCATTTCCGTCGCCCTGGATTTTCAAAAAGCTCGCCGTGCGCAGCTTCTGAAACATCTGCACTTTTCGTTTCACCCGTCCTTGTTTCCCCCGCAGGTTGCGCTGTTTCCGCGGCGCGTACTTGCTCCCATCCGGGTTGCGCTGGGTGATGATTCGCTGCTGCTGGCTGCGCCGCAGCGCCTGGCCGATGCTACGGGCCAGTTTGTTGCGCGATGCCGGTTCGAGCTGTCCCAACAGGCCGGCGGCCCAATCCTCCAGCGTTTCCAATCGATTGGTCATTTAGGCACGACCCATTCGCTGCCGGTGCCTTGGGCGCCAGGTATCCACGCCGGATCGAGAAACGCGGCTACATGCTGAGGTTCGCCGGGATGGTGGACGGTGGTATTGCCGTCGGCGTCTTTCCCCACTACCACACGCTCGGTCAGCGGCAGTGTCAGGCTCAGGTCCACCTTGCTGTTGTCCAGGATATCGGCCTCGAACAGGATGCCCTCTGCGGACTTGTTCAGGTTCTCCAGCAGCTCGGACTGGTTCACGCTCAGCCAGCCCAGCAACGGCAACATGACGCTGTCGGGGTGACCGGCGTAGTCGGTGAGGATGACCTGTAAATCAAAGCTGTATTCGAACGACAGCGAGGCAGCCGCGGTGCAGCGGATTTTGCCGTTGTCGATGAAGATCAGCAGCCGGTCGGGGTTGTGCTTGAGTTCGGCCACTGTGCTCAGCAGATGGGCCCGCAGGCTTTCGGGTTTGTTCATGGGGCCGCCTGTTGATGGTTGAAGACCATGTCTACCTGGCTGGCGCATTCGGCCCATGCGGCTTCGACGCGGTCCTGGTCGGTGAGCTGATCGCCGTTATTGAGTGGGTTTGTCGCCGGTAGGGTGCAGGGCACCACGGCCGGACAGCCACTGACGATAAGCGTCGGCGCCGGTGAAGGCGGGGCGCTCGCGCAGCCGGCGAGCAAGCTCAGGCAAAGGCTGGTCAGCCCAGTCGCGAAGGTCTTCGTTTTCACGTTTCAGCGCCTCGATGGTTTGCTCGCGCTTTGCCAGGCCCTGGCGCAGTTGATCCTGCTGGGTTCGCAGGGCAGCCTGGGCAATGCGCTCGTCGTTCAGGGTGTTTTGCAGGGTGCTGAGATTGGCGCGCAGCCTGTCAGCTTCTTCGCGGGCGATTTTGATGTCCTTTCCCGCCAGTTCGGTGTTCTTCTCGGCCACGGTGATGCGTTGTTCCTGGCCCCAGATGAGTAGTGCCAGGGTGCCCAGCAGGGCGATGCCGTACAGCGCCTGGCGCAGGGTACTCATGCGCGGTACCAGCCCAGTTTGTTCATGTCGCTGACATCCATCCGCTCCACCGGACCTCGCAGGATGACGACCCGGCAACCAGGGGTCATGTAGGCCAGGGCTTCGCACAGCAGCTCCATATCGGCTTGCTCGGTATTCTCGGGCACCACCAGCAAGCTGCCGTCCTGCACGTTCAACTGTTGCACGCGTTCAAGGTCGATCACTTTAGGAACTCTCCAAGGTAGAGCAGCCGAAATTCTTCCGGGCAGTGCGAAGCTCGGGCCTCTTCGAGAATGTCGGGCATATGGATCGGCCAGGTGTATCGGCAGAAGTGCCGGTTATTGGCTTCGATCAGGCGTAACAGCAGATCGTTTTCTGCGGTATGTACGCCCGCCGTTCGCTGGAATCTCGGTGTGGTTGCGTAAAAGGCGTCGGCCCGGATTCTGGTCGAGTTAAGCCAATCGAATTCGTCGTAAAACCAAACAGCGTCTTCAACGTCTTCACCGCATGGCACGTCTTCGCCATCTTCCAGAATCACCGCACCTGGCAAGCGGCGGCGCATGTCTTCGACCAGCCCCTCCAAGGTAACGAAACAAACCTTCCTTCCCGCTTCAACGTAGGGTTTCGCACGTTGAACCAGTCGTTCGGTTTTCCCGGTTTGTCGCGGACTGATTTCAAGATGAGCAATTCGAAGGGGAATCATGCCGCCACCGCCTGGCCGCAACCGCACTCAGCGTGCCGTTCGTAGGCCCGCTGGAGCTTGATGTCGTACAGGTTCCGCTGGTAATCAGGGCCGTTGTAGAGCTTGGCGAATTCGGCCCATTTACGGCCTTTCAACGCCTTATGCAGCACAGGGTCGGTCTGGATGAAACGCACGAAGGCGGCGAACTGTTGAGACTCGCCTGCGCTCATGTCCTCGACCAGCGCTTGCACGCTGGCATAGCCCAGACGCTGCCAGTGAAAGCCCATGATCTGGAACGCGCCCCAGGAAGCGGATTCCAGCGCGGCGGTGTCGTCGATCAGGCGCGCATGGCCCAAGCGTTGATGCTCAGCAGTGCCGCCGGCATAGCCCCCGGACTTCGGATTGACGATGGCCGGATTGGCGACGGCCAGTTGGTCGGCGTGGCGCTTGAGTTCGTCGGGGTTGTCGCCTTCGTGGCGCCGCGTGGCGAGCTGGCGGTACATGATGTGCCGCTCGAACAGAATCACCGGCTTGCCATTCGTCAAGAAGCCCTTGCCCTTCGATTCAACCTCGTTGACGGCATAGACGCTTGCTAGTGGTACGTCGAGGATCTGCGCGGCCTGCACCAGGTCTTCGTTTCTCAACAGGAGCTGACAGTCACCGCCGGCCAGGCTGGCCTGGGTCTTTTCGCCGGCAACGCCATCGGCGACCAAGCCGACTTTCAACTGATACGCCCGCACGGCGGCCTCGGTGGAATCGCCATAGTCGCCATCCACCCCCAGCGCGGCGCCGTGTTCGTTCAGGTCTTTTTGCAGGATGCGCACCGCCTGGGAGCGGTCGCCGTGGCGAAGCGTCGTCATAGCTGTTCTACCTTGCGAGTGAAAAACTTCTTGGCAGCGGCGCGAGTCCCCTCGACTCCAAGCAAACCGATTACCCCACCGAAGAAAGGTGCGGTTGAGGCGGGGATACCGAGCAGCGCCAAGCCATGACTGGCGGCCAGTGCCAGGGCGCCGCAAAGGGGGGCCTCGACTGCCATCCGTCGCAAGGTGCCGCCGCCATACATGATCCGTAGAGCGGCGATGGTCAGAGCCAGAATCCCCGCATAAAGGGCTGGCCAGTTTTGCTCGAGCCAGGCGGCGAGCCAGGCCCAGGTGTCGGGACGTTCAGGCATGCGCTTCATTCCGTAATCCAGGGTTGGTGGGTTCGTGGGCTCGTTGCAGGTTGATCAGTCCCATAGGTTCACCATCTGCCGCTGTGGCGCGGCCGTCTGGGCTTCTGGCATCTGCACGGCCAGGCCTTGGGGCAGGATCGGCCCGTAGTCGGCCAGGCCGGGGTTGGCTTCGAGTACCGCTTCGGTCACGCCGGCGGTGCGGCCGTAGTGGCGCCAGCACAGGGCGTCAACGGTGTCGTTTTGAAAGGCACGGACGGTGACGGGCATCAGATCAGCTCCACGGTGGTGCGGTTGATGCCAAGGAAGTCACGCACAGCCCAGCGCAAGTCCCGGCGGTAGTCGTCAATGTTTGGCGTGAGATCTTCGGCGTTCTGGTTGCCGCTGTTGGTGCTGTCGTAGGAGCGATAGCGCTCACACACCTCGGCACCGGTGGCGGCTTCGATGGCGCGGCGGTAGAGGTGCACCAGGACAGATACGTCGTTGATTTTTTCGCTGGGAACGGCTGCCAGTTCGGAATGGCCTGCGGCCTGCTGGATGGCGCGCCATCCGCTCAGCTCACGGTTGACGCTGATGGCGGCGGCAACGGCGGCGGTTTCCAAACGTGGCGCGGTGACGCTGGCATCGATCCGCAGGGTGGCTCGCAGCTCGTCGAGATCAATCGAGGGCCAGAAGGCGTCGGTGTTGATATGGCCGCTGGCGACGGTGCCGCCGGCTACGAATCCACTCATGGAACTGCACTCAAAAATAGGTCGCCGGTGGTCGGGGCTTCACGTTCAGGAGGAGCGGCCTGGCCGATCCGCCCCGAGCCGGCGGGGTGCGTGGGGACGCTCGGTTAGCCGGCAGGGCCGGCAAGTTTGTTAAGCAGGCGTTCGGCCCGCTCCAGATCTTTCTTGCCACCGCAGGCGTCGTGTAGGGCGATAGCTTTTTTCAGTAGATCCACACCGGCCTGGACCTTGCCGGGTTGGCCGGGGGCCTCCTCGGTGATGCCTTCCAACGTGGCGCGGCCCATGGCGAGAAACAGCTTGGCGCGGGCCTGGTCGGGCATGTCCTCGGCGTCGGTGAGTTCGGCGGTGCGGTGCAGGATTTCCAGGCCGAACGGTTCGCCAACCTTCTGAGCCTTGAAGGCTGCTGTCGCGACTTCCTCGGCGACCAGGCAACCCAAGGTGCGGGCGAAACGGTCGGGCATGACCATCTTGTGTTCCAGCACGTAGGTCGCGATGTCGAGCCCACCAGTGAAATCGCCGGCATCGAAGCGCCAGACCATGACGGTGGTCAGCACCTCGTCCTGCGCACCCTGGCCGCCTTCCAGCACACCTTGCACGTAGGATTCATAGCTCGGCAGCAACTGGCGCTTGAGTTCGGCCTTGCCCTGGTTGGACTGGACCTGTTTCAGGCGCAAGCGGTCTTGCAGCAGTTGGTTGAGCTGGTGTTCGTAGGCTGTAGCGCCGGCCATGGTTTGGGTGGGTTCGGTCGCTGCCGCCTCAATGGCGGCAGTGACACGTTCAAAGTGGCGGCGGCAGGGGTTGGTCATGATGGCCGCCTCAGTTCAGGGTGATGTTTTCGGCCATGGCGGCGCAGCCCAGGTCTTCGATGACGTAGCTTTCGTTCACCGATTCGTAGTTCTCGATGCGGTCGCGCTTGGCGTTGTCTACAACGGTGCGGCGGCGGGTACCTTCCTGCCAGTACAGCGACAGGTTATCCAGGCGGGTCACCAGCAGGCCGTTGGCCGGGAAGTGCGGCACGCGAACCGCCGGCAGGTTGCCGAGCCGTTTTTGACTGGTGACGATGTCGGCCGCCAGCATTTCGGTCGGCGCCTGGACCTTGTTGATGATCGGGAAGTACTTGTCGGCCAGCAGTTGGCGACCGCAGATGACCACCAGTTCGGTGTCCTCCTGATACCAAGGCTCGATGAACTCGTTGACCATGCTGACGACCAGGGCGTCGATGTTTTCGAAGTCCTTGCCGGCGCCGATTTCGATTTTGCCGCTGCCGGCCACCACCTCATCCAGAACCCGGGCAGGGTTCTCCAGGCGCATCTTCTGAAGCCAGCCGATGTTGACGTCCTGCAACAGCGGGTTGGTGACCGGGTTGGATGTCGCGGCGCGGCTGATGCCGTTCCAGCCAATCATGATCCGGTTGAGGGCCTGGGCTTTGATGATGGCGTCGCGGATGCGTGCTTGGAAGTCCTTAAACTTGGCCCACTGGTCCAGCTTCTGATAGCGCAGACCGGTATCGAAGTTGGTTTGGGTGCAGGTGTACCCACGGTCGTCCAGGCCGCTCGGGTCACGGGGCTCGCGATCTTTGACGGTGGTGTCGGTGGTGCTGGCAATGGTGCCGTCGATGCCGATGCCAATCTTTTCACCCGATTGTTCCTGGACGCCATAGACGTTGATGGCGCTGAGGAAGGTGCTGGATTCCTGAATGCGGGTTTCCAACGTCTGAGCGACGCTTGGGTTCGCGGTGAATTTAGTGGTGACGTCAGTCACCCCATGCAGTTGCGCCAGTTGTTGCAGGTAAGCGTTGAACAGTACTCGGGTGTCGTTACGCATGTTGATCGTCCTTCATGATTCGGGCTGTGGTTGGGCTGACTGTCAGCAGTCGGTCACGACCAAGTCATTGCCGCCGGTTACAGGCGGGCGCGTTTTCTGGCTGTGGTCCTGGGTGGTAGAGAGCTTGTTTTTCAGCTCCGTGAGTTCCGTGCTGACTTGGTCGAGCTGGGTTTTCAGCCCCGCCGAGAATTTCTTTTCGGCGGCCAGTTGGTCGGGTAGATCCTTGACGTGTTCGGCGATGGCTTCGACGGCTTCGCCGATCTGGGCGAACTCGGTGTCGTCCTTGGCCTGCTTGCCGGTCAGCAGCGCTTGCACCTTGTTGAACAACTGGGCGCCGATGCTGGGCTTCTCTTCGATTTCCTCGAATTTCAACTCGGTTTCCACCGCCTCGGTAAACATCGACGTTGCCGAGTAGTGGCGATCCTTGAAGGGGCTGGCGTCCGGTTTCTGGGCTGAGAACGCCAGGACGTCGGTGCCCAGGCTGGCGGGCGAGTCAGTGACCGCCAGGCCGACGATGTAGGCTTCGCCGGTGTCGGCAAAGCTGTCGTCGATTTCGATGGAGGTGTAAATCTTCTGTTTCGCCTTGTTCATGGCGATCAGCTCAGGGGTGGGCTCAACCTGGGCGAACAGGGCCAGTTTTTTCTGGCCGTTGATGTCCACCTCTTCGGTTTTCACTGCCAGGACATCGCCGTAGGCCTTGAACGGGCTATCGGGCAACAGGCTGCGGAAATGCTCCAGCCAAATACGGGCGCCGTAGGTGGACGGGTTGAAGTTCTTGGCGGCCTGTTCCAGCCAGCTGCGTTTGATGGTGCGCTTGTCCGAAGTAGCGCCCTCGACGGCGACGCGGAACCAGTTGCTGCGAAACTTCTTCATGCCGGGAATCCTCAGTGCGTGGGGCGCCTGCTGGGTTGAGCAGTGCGTTGCAATGAGGGGCATGGTCGTCACGGGCGCGAGCGGCGGCAACGAGGCGGGACTGTAGGCGGGGAGGGTACAAGGGGCAGCGCTATTGAGTCGTCGCCATGGGCGGCAGCATCTCGGCCATGACGACGACCTGCCTGCTGCCTATCGATCCACGACGCCAATCCAAGTTCCTGTACTGGATGGGTTGGCGCATCTGCGAGATTGCCGAGGCTACGGGCGAAAAGGAAAAAACGCTACACAGCTGGAAGGCCCGCGACGAGTGGGACCGGGCCGACAATGTTGAACGCATCGGTGGCGCCCTGGAAGCGCGTTTGGTGCAGTTGATCCTCAAGGACAACAAGACCGGCGGCGATTTCAAAGAGATCGATCTGCTGCATCGTCAGCTTGAGCGCCAGGCCCGCATTCAGCGCTTCCAGGACGGTGGTACCGAAACCGACCTCAACCCGAACCTCGCCAAGCGCAACGAGGGGCCGAAGAAAAAGTCACCGAAGAACGACATCAGCGAAGACCAGATCGAGCTGCTGCGCGAGGCGTTCATCGACGGCTGTTTCGACTACCAGAAAGACTGGTACCGGGCCGGTAACCAACGCACCCGCGTCATCCTCAAGAGTCGGCAGATCGGCGCCACGTACTACTTCGCCCGTGAGGCGTTTATCGACGCCCTGGACACCGGTCGCAACCAGATTTTCCTGTCGGCTTCGAAGAACCAGGCCTACCTGTTCCGTGGCTACATCCAGGCCTTCGCCCGGGAAGTCATCGGCGTCGAGCTGACGGGTGACCCGATTGTGCTGCCCAACGGCGCCGAGTTGTTTTTCCTCGGGACCAACGCCCGCACCGCCCAGGGTTATCACGGCAATTTCTACTTCGACGAATTCTTCTGGACGTTCAAGTTCGAGGAGTTGAACAAGGTCGCCTCGGGCATGGCGATGCACAAGAAGTGGCGCAAAACCTACTTCTCCACGCCGTCGAGCATGGCCCACGAGGCCTACACCTTCTGGACCGGCGAGCGCTTCAACAAGGGCAAACCGGCCGCGCAGCACACCAAAGTGGACGTGACCCACGGCGCGCTCCAGCAGGGCCGGTTTTGTGAGGACCGGCTGTGGCGACAGATCGTCACCATCCTCGACGCCGAGCGCGGCGGCTGCGATCTGTTCGACATTGAGGAGCTGCGCCGAGAGTACAGCCCCGAGGCCTTCGCCAACCTGCTGATGTGCGAGTTCGTTGACGACGGCGCGAGCATCTTCCCGCTGTCGGTGTTGCAGTCCTGCATGGTCGATAGCTGGGTGGAGTGGGCCGAGGACTACAAACCTTTCGCCATGCGTCCGTTCGGCGACCGCCAGGTATGGGTCGGCTATGACCCGGCCGAGACGGGCGATTGTTCTGGCTTGGTGGTGGTTGCGCCGCCCCTGGTGCCGGGTGGCAAATTCCGCGTGCTCGAGCGCCACCAGTTTCGCGGCATGGACTTCGCCGCCCAGGCCGCCGCCATCAAGGGCGTGTGCGACCGATACTGGGTCACCTACATCGGTATCGACGTCACCGGCCTGGGTAGCGGCGTTGCCCAGCTGGTGCGCCAGTTCTTCCCGGCTGTGACCACCTTCAGCTACTCGCCCGAGGTGAAAACCCGCCTGGTGCTGAAGGCCTACGACGTGATCCACAAGGGCCGGCTGGAGTTCGACGCCGGCTGGACCGACATGGCCCAGTCGCTCATGGCGATTCGCAAAACCATCACCGCAGGCGGTCGCCAGTTCACTTACACCGCCGGCCGCAACGACAACACCGGCCATGCCGACCTGGCCTGGGCGCTCTTCCACGCATTGCAGAACGAACCGCTCGAAGGGCAGACCACTGCCAATACCGGGCGAATGGAGATTTTCACATGACCGAACAACTCGCCAGCCAAGAGCTACTGCCGGCCACCATCGACGCCGCCAGTGCGGGTACCCAGGTGTTCAGCTTCGGTGACCCGACGCCGGTGTTGGGAGGGCGGGAGGTGTTCGATTATCTGGAGTGCTGGTTCAACGGGCGGTGGTATGAGCCGCCGTTGTCGCTTAACGGTCTGGCTCGGTCTGTGGGAGCGAGCGTGCATTTGCATTCGGGGTTGATGTTCAAGCGCAACCTGTTGAGCAAGACCTTTATCCCGCATCCGATGTTGTCCCGGGCGGCTTTTGAGCAGTTCGCCCTGGACTTTCTGTGCTTGGGAAACGGGTATCTGGAAAAACGCCGTTCGGTGCTGGGCAGCACCAGGCAACTGGTGCCGTCGTTGGCGAAGTACATGCGGGTGGGGCCGGAGGGGCAGTTCTACCAGGTGCAGGGGTGGAAGAACGAACACGCGTTTGAGCCAGGGAGCATATTCCATTTGCGCGAGGCGGATTTGCACCAGGAGATTTATGGGCTGCCGGAGTGGATCAGTGCCTTGCAGTCAGCGCTTCTCAACGAGTCGGCGACGCTGTTCCGGCGCAAGTATTACGAGAACGGCAGTCACGCCGGTTTCATCCTGTACATGACCGACGCGGCCCAGACCGAAGCGGACATCGATGCATTGCGTAAGGCGTTGAAGGATTCGAAGGGGCCGGGGAATTTTCGAAACTTGTTTGTCTACTCGCCCACGGGCAAAAAGGATGGGATTCAGCTAATCCCTGTCAGCGAGGTAGCGGCCAAAGACGAATTCAACTCGATCAAGAATCAGACACGGGATGACGTGCTGGCGAGCCTGCGCATTCCACCGCAACTGATGGGCATCGTGCCGCAGAACGCGGGGGGGTTTGGGTCGATCAGGGAGGCGACTCAAATTTATGCAGCCAATGAGCTAGAGCCTATTCAGACGCGAATGATGCAGATAAATGATTGGCTTGGAGAGAACGTTGTGCGCTTCAAACCCTATGAAATTGTACCCATAAGTTGAATACTCCTCCCCTATGGCCGGGGCGGTAGCCCGGTATGACTTTAATACGATACTGAGAGGGAAGGTATGACTGTTACGCTGGTTTCCGGTGTTGATGCCAACAGAAAAATCTGGAGATACATGACTCTCGATAAGTTTATACACTTGCTTGATAGTGAGACGCTCTTTTTTAGCTCGCTGAACTCATTCAAAGAAACTGATCCTTTTGAAGGTATACCTCCTGTCGATATTATAAAAAAAATCAGGAAAATAGTTCCAATTTCTGCTGGTCTTAAATCTGCGCTAGCAAATATCGAAGAGAAAGCCGGCTCCCTTTCCGTAGCGGAGCTCAAGGCGCTATTTGCCCAGCTGCCTGAGCACATTAAATTAGAGCATCAGGGTTTTAGGGAGTTGATTATTGGTTTGTTTAAAGGCTACGTAGTTAACTGCTGGCACGCCAATGAGTACGAGTCCGAGGCTATGTGGAAATTATATGGTGATAGTCACAGGGGAGTAGCGATTCAAACTACTGTTGGCAAATTACAGGAAGCATTGCAGAGTGACGAGAAGATAAAAATTGCTGAGGTCGTTTATTCGAGTTATGAAGCACCTTCGCAAGAAGTATTACGCCTGTTGGTTACCACTGGACTGGGGCCCGTTATGAAACGTCAGTCTTACTCGCATGAGGCCGAGGTCCGTGCCTATTTCTTACCTTCTTCGCATAAGGTTGGTTCGGATGCGCCTGAGGCAAAGTCTCAAGTGGTTAAAGTCAGCGGCCTTAACTTCATAGATAACATAGTGATTTCTCCGTATGCGGGCGAGCCTTACACTTCTGCTGTCAAAGCAGTGGCGGCAAAGTATGATTTGAACTGTCCGGTAAAGCTTTCCAACTTGCTTCAGGGGTTTGATAGTCTTTTTAATCTTGGTGAGCATGAAAGCCTTTTTTGAAATAGAGGCTGCGCGACTGTAGCGCAGCTAAAGAGTTATTGCGGATAAGGCAGTTTCAGAAGCTGAGAGTTAAGAGAATCAAGGCTCGATTCTTTTTATAAGCTCTGGTCCTAGGTTTTTCACGTTTCCGACTGCTTTGCTAACCGGATACCATTCAAAGTCTTCGGCCGGCTGACAACCTTCCTTGGCAATTTCGCTAGCACGCCCTAGCTTCAAGTTAGGACTCAACCACTCGCGAGCCAGATCCGGCGCAAGTACCAGGGGCTTTCGATCATGAATATCCACCATGCCCTGTTCGCTGGCAGCGGTGATGATGACGAAGCCGTCCCCTTCCTGGCCTTCAAGCCCTGGTTGGGCCTGAGCAAGGGCACCGAAAAACATAGGCTTCTGGGTTTTCAGGCGAATGAAGTAAGGCTGTTTCTTCTTCGGGTCGATTGGATCCCTGACCCACTCATACCACCCCTCGCTTGGAACCAGAGCACGTCCGTTCGGCCACAGCTGTTTGAAGAACTTCCCAGTTGTGACGGTTTCAACCCTCGCATTGATGGGATCGGGACGTTTTCCCTTTGCCCAGAATGGCGACCAGCCCCACCTGATAGGGGTGATGTGGAGGCCGGCGTCGCTGGTGTGCAGGATTTGCACGCGAGTCGTCGGGGCGATGTTGTACCGGTTGATCGGTATTGCATCGAAACCGCTGAACAGCGGGAGCTGCGGCCCCAGCTCCTCCATAAACACCGCCATCCCTTCGTACTGCACGAATCTCCCGCACATGGGTTGTCCCGCCTGTCAGATTTTTCCTATACAAAATTGACCGCCAACCTTGTACAAAGTTAACTGTATGTTCGTACAGTATTTTGGAACGTGCGTCATGAGCTTTTCAATTCTAGGCCCTATTGCCGAGGGTGGCCTGAAGCTGCCCTTGTGTTCGTTTCGAGTGCCCGCTGGGTTTCCATCTCCGGCGGCGGACCACATCGAAGCGCACATCTCATTGGATGAGGTTCTGAACATTCGCGCCCCGCATGTCTACTTGGTCTCAATCGCTGGGGAGAGCATGCAAGGCGCTGGTATTTTTGAAGGCGATCTCGCGGTGGTGGACCGCGCTTTGGAGCCTGCGCACGGTCACATCGTCGTAGCGCTGCTGAACAACGAGCCCGTATGCAAGCGGCTTTGCATTCGAGGCAGGGAGGTGATTCTCCTTTCGGAGAACCCAAAGTATCCACCGAGGTACGTGCTTGAGGGCGACGAGCTGGTGATCTGGGGTGTCATTACATGCAGCG